CGCTACCTCATTGAGCCCAACTTCTTGGAGAAATCTTACGCGGCCGGTGATTTCAACGCGCTCACCCCATTGGGTACCAGTTTCAGAAAGCAACCGCTCGGGAATTACCAGCGGGATTCCGCCGTCACATTGGCCATTCTTGGAAGCCGTCCCAAACCAGCACCTTGTGCCATCAATGATTCTTGGGAGCAGACGAATGCTTCCAATGCCCCCGTGCTCCACCATCTCGTTTTTCGCATTTGGAAGAAGATACGAGCCCAGCGACGCATCTTGGCGAATATTGCCCATCAAGACGTTCGAGCGAGTCCACATCGCTCTCTCCGTCCAAAAGATCCCGGGTGTTCTCGGAAACCAATCACTGATTACGAAGTCGTGTAAACGTACAATCGAGAATAATTGGTTACCGACACCGGACCAAAAGGCTCGCTCATCCTCAATGAACTGGTCAGGGCCGCCACGAGTGGGAAATGTGGTTCCGTAAAAGAGCGGAGCAATATGTTGCTCGAGAAAGGTCCCTGGATATAAAGCGCCAGTCGTTGTGGGCAGCCCAGCAGGCGCCCAGGGATTGCGATATACAGGTCCCCCCAAACGAACCACCTCCAAAATTGTGGTTATTGACGATCATTAAGCTATCACAGTCGAAAAAAGATGATCATCCTTGAGATAGACAGCCGCGAGATCACGGCTCGACTATCCAACATGCCCGACAAGCTGCGCGCAGCCTTCCTCAAAAAGACCTACGCACTCGCCGAAAAGCTGAAGAGCAAAGTCCAGCAAAACCTGACGAACAAACTCCTGCATATCCGCACTGGCAAGCTGGTGCGCAGCATATTCCAGCAGGTGACGAATTCGACAAACGAGGTTTCAGGCAGGGTGTATTCGAGCGGGCTACCCTATGCGGCGATTCAGGAGTTCGGTGGCCAAACGAAGGCGCACATCATCGAAGCGAAGAATGCAAAGGCGCTGGCATTCAGCATGGGGGGGAAGGAGGTGTTCTTCCGGCGCGTTCACCATCCGGGCTCGAATATCAAGGGCGCTCATTACATGAGCGAAGCTTTCAAGGACATGACGCCCGAAATTCGCGAGGGATACGAACAGGCGGCTGCTGAAGGAACGAAGTGATGACCGCGAGCCGCGAAGCCATCATGAGCGCGCTATTCGCGCTCGTGTCTGGGCCGATTTTATCCAGCCAGTCTCCATTCGTCACATCGTCGCGCCGAATGCGCCTTTGGGGTGACGTTCCTTCAGGCGAGAAGCCTGCGTTGTTCATGCGGGAGATAGGCGATGAATATAAGGGTGCGGAGCGCGGCTTGCCGCCCGGCGTATACATGGGTGTCGAGCTATACATCTACATCGATGCCGGCAAAGACCAGAGCGTAGACCCCATCAGCGTGCTGAATCCTCTCATTGACGCCGTAGAGGCGGCGCTCAAGGGCAGTCCTGTAAACGGCAGGCAAACGCTTGGCGGCCTCGTCTTCCACACATGGATCGAGGGCAAGATCATGAAAGACCCTGGCGACCTGGATGGCGATGGCGTGGCGGTGATTCCTGTTAAGATACTGGCGACAGTTTAATCGCTGGCTGGCCTTTGGAGCGCCGAGTACAATTCTGGCACTGTGCCGAGGCAGAAGAAAACTAAGGTCTTCGTTTCGTATAGCAGACATGACGAGGCGCTTGTAAAGCCCCTCGCCAGCCTGTTGGGTGTTGCCGCACAAGATGCGGTGTTCCTGGACATTGAGCAGTTGAGGGCTGGCGATCTCTGGGAAAAAAAGATCGTTGGTGCTATCCACTCATGTTCGATGTTTGTGCTTTGCTGGTGTTGCAACAGTGAAAAGTCCGAATACGTTGCGAAGGAGATCGGCATAGCCCTTGCTGATAAAAATAAAAAGCTAGTCCCGGTGTTATTCTGCTCGACCGCACTTCCAGCCGAGTTCTCTACAAGTCAATGGATCGACCTACGTGGCAGAGTCGTGCATCAATGCACACGAGAACATGAAGAAGCCAAGTCCGCTACGCACAGGATCGTGAAGTCCGTAAAGAAGTTCCTTCTTCTTGGGACCCTAATAATGGGTCCAACCATTGCCGATACCGGTACAGGTGGCACCTATGATCCATACCGGGAAAATATCGATATCGATGCGAGTTCAGACCCGGAAGTTACTCGATTAGCACGGGCAACTCGCGCCTATTTCGAAGGCCTTACCGCGAAGTAGTCTGTTTAAAGAGTTTCCTTCCCGTTTCACCCCTGACAATTGGTAGTTCCCATGACCGCCCAAAATAACTGGCCGTCGACGCCGTTCAATTCCGGCTATGCGTTCCAGATCGACAGCGATACGCACCCCACCCCTACGCAAATTCGGGTACTTCAATCGTCATCTCTTTCGATGAAAAGTTCCAATAAGGAGCTGTTCGGCCAGAATATTTTCCCTGTTGCAGTCGGCCGTGCGCAGATCAAGGTGACGGGAAAAATCAAGTTTGCAGAATCAAGCCCGCGCCTGGTAAGAGATTTCGTCGGCGGCGCAAATAACTCCCTGATGAGCGCTGGCCAAACGCTGGTGGCGAACAATGAGGCCCAGAGTGTTCCCGGCAGCAGCACATACACGATCACAGTCAACAATGCCGCCACGTTCGCCACTGATTTGGGTGTGGTCTATCAGGCGACCGGCGAGCCCCTGACGAATGTCGCGTCGGTGGCGGCTGCAGGCCAGTATTCGGTAAACACCACGACGGGCGTCTACACCTTCTATTCTGGCGATGCCAGCGCATCGCTGTATATCTCGTATGCGTATACGCTCGCATCGGTAGGCGACACCATCACACTCAGCAACACGGCGGCGGGTGCAGCGAATGCTTTCCAGATGATGATGGGTGCGACGTTCCAGAATCTGCAAACGAACATCCAGCTCTACGAATGCGTACCGGAGTCCCTTAATCTTTGGGATACCAAGATCGGCGACTTCAACATGCCTGAGGAGGAATTCAGCTGCTTCGTTAATGCCGCCGGCAACCTCGGTATCATAAGCATGCCTGTGCTTGGCTAATGGACGTCGCGGCCATAAAAGATGGGCGCCTCAAAGATGACCGCGCGCTGATATTCAGCAATCTCTTGAATGGGGTTCCAGTCTGGCAGGTTTCCAGGGACTTTCATCGCTCTGAGTCGGACGTGATGAACATCTTCCGATTCATCCTCCGGAAAATCAAAAGCCGCCGCTTGGAAAGGATGGAGCCGCCCATTGTCGGCAGCTCCATAGCAGAGATACAGCGCCAGCGGATAACCGTGCTGACAATCCTGCCAAAGCTGAATCTGGACAGAGACCCGCTTTATAAGGATGTCTTCCATGAGCCCATGGAGATCAAGCAGGACGGCACCATCAGAAATGCCGACGTTCTGCGGCAAATGAAACCACTGCCGGAGCACCTGCGCACGCCGCCTATCGTCAAGCCCTAGCCTGAATCACTCTTCAATCCTGGAACGGAGATTCCCTCATGAGCACCGCCGAAACCAAAGCTGTTGTCCTCGGAAATAAAGCCTACGAGGTGCCACCAGTTCCATTTAAGAACTGCGCCAAAATCGTGCCGCTGGTGGAAAAGACCTTCGCGGCTATACGCGAGAACCGGCTGGATGAGGAGTCCATCCTCAATCTTGGTCGGATCGTGTATCTGGGCATAGAGAAAGACCCTGCGCTGACGGAAGAGATGTTCCTAGGTGGGACGGTTTCCCTGCAGGAAATGATCGCCGCAGCGCTGGTAGTGGCTCAACAGGCCAATATGAAGGCAACCCCGCCGGGGGAAGCGGTAGCGGGGACCGCCCCGCAGAAGTCGTCGACTTCGATGAACTGACCGCCTTCGTCGTGATGGCGACGGGCTGGACGTGGGATTACGTCTGGGAAACCATGACCTTCCAGAAGCTCGAAGCATTCGGGCGCATGTGGAAGAAGAGTCCGCCGCCGCATGTGTCGATCTCACAGGTGAACACGATGCTGAAAGCATTCTTCGGGGTGAAGGATAAAGAATCCGGCCCGGCGACGGCACCGGTGCTTCCGGGCTTTGTGACGCAACCTGATATTGAGGAATAGGCCGTGGCCGATGACGTTTCAGTAAAATTCGGCGCGAATATCGAAGGCGTCATCGCCGGCGTTAATGATATCAAGGCACAGATTGGGTCTTTGGCGGACTCTGCCGAAAGTATCCGCTCGACGTTCGCTGGTGTAGGAACGGCGCTGGCGGAACTCTTTGCTGTTGACCAAATCGCTGCTTATGCCGAGCATATGAGCGATCTTGGTGAGCAGGCCATTCGGATGTCGTCCATGCTCGGGATAAGCGTGGAGGACGTGCAGAAGCTGGGATTTGCTGCCAAGATGACCGGCGGTGACACCGAAGGCATGGCGATGAGCATGGGGCGCTTCGAGCGCAACATTGCTGAAGCGCAGAGTGGGACTGGCAAAGCTTACGAGGCGTTCCACAATCTAGGAATAAGCCTTGAAGACCTGAAAACGAAGACACCGGATCAATTGCTCGGGCAAGTGGCCGATGCCTTCGCGCGTACCGCAGATGGTGCCACGAAATATGCCTACGCGGTCGACCTTGGGGGGCGCACCTGGGGTCAGATGATCCCTCTGCTAGATCAGGGCAGTTCAGGCCTGCAGAAGATGGGCGATACCGCCACGCAGACCGGTTCGATCCTCACCTCGGAGATGGCGGAAGCGTTTGAAAGAACGCATCAAGGCATCGTGGTTATGGACGCCAGCATGCAAGGCGTGTCCATCACGTTATTCGACTCCTTTCTACCAGCGATCAATGCGATTATCCAAGGCCTGACGGACTTGGCGCAGTGGTTTAATGAGGCCGCCAAGAGCGGCGGTTCGATGCGCGAGATCATTCTGCTCATTGAAGCAGCTTTCGATGGTCTAGTTATGGGCATCGAAAGCGGTGTGGTTGGTGCTAAGACCGCCATTGAAGGCCTGGGTCTCGCGTTTTTTGACTTGAAAGAAACAGCAGATGGTGTTGTAGCTGCCATCGTTGACCTGTTTGAAGGCCTTGGCAGGGTTATTAAAGACGCACTGACTGGTAATCTCGGCGCAATAAGGAGCGATTACGCACAGGCCATCAATCAGATGAAGACTGATTGGGCCGCAGCCATGCACGAGATGGGGCAGGCAGCAGATGAGTTCGGCAATGACACGATTATGTCGTGGGCCAAGCTGCAGCAACGCGCCAACGAGATGTGGGCGGCGTTATCTGGTGGCGGAAAGGCAGCATCTTCACCCGGAGTAAATAAGCCCGGTCTTCCGCCAGCACCGACAGGTGCTTCGGGAAAAGATGACAGCAGCGAAGACAATGAGCATACGAGGGCCGAAATGGAGCTTGAGCAGCTCCGTTTCCAGCAGAAGGTTCAAGACATCGATGCGGAGTTCAATCTCCAGCAGATAACGGAAACGCGCAAAATCGAACTGCTTACACAAGCGGCTAATGAGCAATACGGGATAGACCAAAAGGCATTGGATGACGCGCTTCGTACGGATCAAGAATACAACGATCAAAGCGCGATTCTTTACCAGAAGCACATCCTGGAGATTTCCAAGCTGAATGAGCAACTCGCTGCAGCTCAGAAGAAGGAGTATGAAGCCGAACTGGCGCCATGGAAGCAGCTCATGGGAGACATGGGAAGTGCCTATAATACTTGGGTAAACGGGATAATTTCGGGGAGCCAAACCGTTACTCAGGCTACGGCGAGAGCCTTTTCAGATATGGAGGTCAAATTCACCGAGATTTTGGCCAAGATGACCGCCGAATTTCTCGTCTTTGAAGCAACGAGCGGCAAGGGGCTTCTGGGATTTGGAACTTCAAACCCATTTGCCGCGCTCGGAGGTGCTGGAGCAGCAGCGGGCGGTGCGGCCGGTGGTGCAAGTGCAGCTGCTCAGGCTGCGGCTCTGACGGCGAACACTGCGGCTTTGGCTGCGGGCACAGCAGCCACTGCCGGGTCAACCTTGGCCACGACTGCCAATACGACAACCACTGCCACCACGGGTGCGCAGGGGCTTTTGGCAACTATTGAGAACACCACAGCCACACTGGCAAACACGATAGCGCTCGATGCTCAGAAGGTGGCGAGCTTTATCGGGAGTTTTCTCCCGAGCTTCGATGTGGGCAGTTGGTCTGTGCCGGGCGACATGGTGGCTCAAATACATGGCGGCGAGATGATTATTCCAGCCGGACCAGCAGCCGCCATCAGATCGGGCAGCGCTTCTCTTGGCGCATCAACTGGCAGCGCATCCGGTGCAGGAACATTCAATATCACGATTCAGGCGATAGATACCCAGACCGGTGCTCAATTTCTCAAGAACAATATGGCTGTTATCGCAGCCGGGATGTCTACGGCCGTCCGTAATGGGAACAGCAATTTGATGTCGGCACTCAAGTCTTAACCGGCCGGCGTGTAGCCCTTGAGACGCATGCAGTTGTCGGCAATGGTAATCCTACGCATACCGATCTCGAATGGATTGTCGCTATCAAGCGATGCGACGGCGATTTCACCTTGCTGCATGCAAGCCTGCCGGTCAGCTTCTGCCTGCTCTGGAGTGGCATCGAATCTCACGTAGTGAGTATTGGCACACCCCATAAGCATGAGAGAGAGAAATAAAGCAAGTCTTCGCATAGCAACTCCTTAAAAGTCGTTAACAGATAAGCCAGATGGTTCAAGATGTCCAGCGCTGTGTTCCCAAGTCTGGCGGGGCTCATGTTTCCCGTCGTAAGAACACAGATGTGGGATACGAACGTTCAAGCCAGTATTAGTGGGCGCGAGAATAGGCTCGCGAATTGGACCACGCCCAAATATTCGTGGGAGGGCGATGTCAGCGTCTTGAGATCTGCCTCGCCCGAAGACTTTCAGACCCTGATGGGCTTTGTGAATGCCCGCCAAGGCCAATTCGACAGTTTCCTTTACATGGACCCGGATGACAACTATGTCGCCGGGCAAGCAATCGGGACGGGAGACGGGTCCACCACGACATTTCAGTTTGTTCGTTCATTAGGGGGCTTCATTGAGCCCGTCCTTGCTCCGAACTACACTGCCGGCGTTTCCGTCTTCCTCAACGGCGTGCTGCAAACCACAGGCCTCACGTTTACGGCATGGGGAAATCCGGGGAATCCAGGTCAGGTTGTTTTCGCTTCTGCGCCAGCATCTGGCGTCGCCATCACAGCCAACATCAACTACTACTGGCCGTGCCGGTTCAACTCGGACAAGACGAGCTTCTCGCTGGATTTCCAAGGGCTGTATTCCGTGAAGAAGCTCTCATGGATCACGGTAAAGAACTGAAGTATGAAGACGCTGACCACGCAGTTGCAGAGTCTCTTTGCAACGGGTCAGATGTGTTTCGCTGGTCTTTATAATTTCAATCTCATAGGTGGATCAAGCCTTTACTATTCTTCCGGTGACGTAGACATATCCCTTGTCACGGCAGATAGCGGTGGCGATCCTTTCTGGGAGAATCAATATTTCACTGCCGGCGGTACGGTAGGCCCGTACTTCGACCGCAAGGACAATAAGGCGAAGATGCACTGCGCCGTCGGCCTGCAGGTGGATACGCTCACGTTCGACGTCATCCCTGGCTCATCGACGATCGAGGGCGCACCTTTTCTGACTGCGGTGCGTGAAGGGGTTTTTGATGGCGCGGAGCTGATTTACCTCGGGGCCTACTGGCCCGGCGGGACGTATGCGAACCCCGTAATCCCCACGGGGACGGTGAAGAAGTTCATCGGCAACGTGGCGGAAGTGGATATCAGCCGCAACCTCGCGACGTTCACCATCAACAGCTACCTCGAGCTCCTCAACCAGAACCTGCCGATCAATCTGTATCAGGCAACGTGCGTTAATACCCTTTACGACCCGTCCTGCACGCTGAATAAGGCAAATTTCTCGTTTAGCGGGACAGTTGCAAGCGGGTCTACCAACAGTGCCATAAACTCTAACCTCTCGCAGGCGACCGGCTATTTCAACCTCGGAACGATCACGTTCACCAGCGGGGCAAATGAGGGTGTATCGAGGACGGTCGGGGTGTCATCTTCGGGCGGGATCGTCAACGTGATTGCACCACTGCCGAATGCACCTGCAGCGGGTGACTCATTCACAATCGCGCGCGGGTGCAACAAGCTCTTGAACACATGCGCAGTTGATTTCAACAACCTCGCGAACTTCCGGGGATTTTGCTACATGCCTCAACAGGAGACGGCTTCCTGAGTTGCGGGAATGCCACAGTAGCAAGGAATGTGAAAATACCGGCCTATATTACCTTGAGTAACCCTAGAGTCCGGGTACTGTCCTCTCGCAACGAACGAGAAGTCATATGCAAGTATCTCTGGTGGCTAGGGTATTAAACGGTTGACATCCCGGGAAAGCAAGCACACGGTAAAGCCGGTATGAAGCGCGATCTCGACCTTATACGGTTGCTGCTGCTGGAAATAGAAAAGCAGGATGAGGCGTTTTCTTCGGAAGCACTGGATGTTCCCGGTTATGACAGCAGGCAGATTGCCTATCATATCGGGCTTTTGAAGGATGCGGGATTTATTGACGCGACAAGCGACAAGCATCTGCCGGGTGGCCATAGAACGTTCACAATCTGGGCGATTACCTTTGCGGGCCACGATTACCTCGATGCGGTGCGTCATTCAAAGGTATGGCAACGCGTAAAGGACGGTGCTAAGCAGGCAGGTGTAAGCCTCACAGTTGCGCTTGTAAAAGGCCTTGCGGAGAAGATTGCCGCGCAACTCGTGGGGATAGCAGCATGATCGGAGGCAGACATGGCAAAGAAGGCCGAGGAAAAGAAGCTGAAACAGGTGCTTGGCGCCTTCCTGAAGGTGAAGCCCTTGCCGAAGAAAATGAAGAAAACAGCCAGTTCCAAGGCCAAGCCATCTTGACTTCCGGGATATTTCCCTTATGGTGACAGCAATCTTCAGCAAGAGGACTGCCGCCATGGAAAAGCAATGGACACCTGACATCACCGACAAGTCACTTATCACCCCTGAGAAAATGGTGTTTATTTATGATTCCGCGGCGCTGTTCCTCAAGGACACACTTGAAGTAGCGGACAAGATAAAGGAGTCCGCGCAGAAATTTCTAGCGATTGTGATCCCGGTAGTGACCGCAGTAACAGGTTATATGCTGGTGAATTGTGCTGGAGAACATGCTTGCAGCGCCCGGATTACCACAGCAGCCACCGTCCTTGTAAGTGGTTATATTATTGCGGTACTGTTAGTTCTGTGGAAATGCCTATGGGGCTGCCATTATGGATTTAATGGAAACGAGCCGTGTAATCTTTTCTGCACCGATGTAATGAGCCACGGGTTAGAGTCGATAAAGGCTGGTAGCCTTGTAAGCTTGCAGCGTCGGATTAGGAAGAATGTGGCGAATAACCTCGCTGCGGCGGTAGGGCTCAATTGGGGATATTTGGTCGCTGGCTTGACGCCGATTATAGCTGGCCTATTTACCGTCTTTATTAAGTAGCTCGCGAGCGCTCTTCATCATTTCGATAGGGTCGCGCACATTTGGAAACAGTTCAGGAGCAGTCTTGGGAGGAGGTGCGATTACCGGTACTTTCACTTCGGCTGGTTGCTGTGACGGGGCTGCTTGTTTATCTTCTGAGTCCGTGGCCATGAGCTACCTCTAATAGCGGGTTGATATGCCAAGCCTACCAAAGCCACAGGGTTACTCAAGGCAATAATCGCCTGTTTTTAGATAAATAACAGCAGGTTATACATGGTCACGCTCGAAGCAGAACAGCGCTCGCGTGTCGTGCGTGCCGCGCGCAGCTTCGTTGGAACTCCATATCACCCGCACGGCCGCAAGAAAGGCGTTGGGGTGGACTGTCTCACCCTGCTCGCCGAGGTCTACACAGAAGCCGGGCTCATCGAATCGCCGAAGATTCCCCACTACGCACCTGATTTCTTCAAGCACAAGGGAACTGAACTTTATCTCAATGGCGTGCTGCAATACACGCGTGAGGTTGAAGTCGCGAAGCCGGGCGATATCGCTCTCTGGAAATACGGCCGTTGCTTCAGTCATGGAGCCATCGTCGTCGACTGGCCGCATATCATCCATGCGCATGTGGGCCGGTCCTGCATGCTGGAGAGCATCGATGCCGCGGTGTGGCTCAAATATATCGGCGAGAACACGCCGGGGCGCGGAGCCTTACGCCCCATGAAACTTTTGTCATTTTGGGACAGCAATGGCCGGGCTCTTAAGCAGCGGGAGGAAGAATAACGGCCCAACCGTCGCTTCCGGGCTTCAGCTGCAAAGCTCCGTCTACGGCAATCCCATCGCTATCGTCTATGGCACGACGCGCGTCGCTCCTAATCTGATCTGGTTTGGTGATTTCGTAGCCACTCCCGTTTCCGCAGGTAAGGGCGGGAAGGGAACTGTCATAGGCGGTGGGGGAAAGAGCGGCGGTGGACAGTACACCTACCAGACTGCCGTCGCCATGGCGCTCTGCGAAGGCCCGATTCAGGGCATCGGCAACGTCTACGTCGACAAGAGCATTACCACGCTCGCCGCACTTGGTTTGGATCTCTTCACGGGGACCTATCCGCAGGCACCATGGGGTTATCTCGTCGAGCAGAATACCCCGGTCAGTGAAACGCATAACGTCCCGGCCACTTCTCCGTATCAGATCACGGTCAATGGCGCGGCGCAGTTTTACGAGGACGCAGGCGTCACGCTCACTCAGGACATAGGCTATAGAGCGATTGCTGCCGGTAATCCCGCAGTCAACGAGTATGCCGTCGTTACGATGCCGGGGCAGGCGCTTTATGTTTTCAATGCAGCAAACGCCGGCGCGAACGTCCAGATCACATGCGGAGACGAGAGTGGACCTTCGGTTGTCTATCAAGAGGTTATTCCTTCATCCGCGCCTTACGAAATAGCCGTACCCGCAGCAGATTCGGGGTTTATCGATGAAGGCGTTGTGCAGACCGGCATACCGCTCACCAGCGTCGCGGGATCTCCCGCCGCCGGGCAGTATCACTCTGTCCCCGGAGGCGTTTATACCTTCAATGCGGCGCAGGCCGGACTGCCTGTCACCATAAACTACTATCCCTTCACCGGGACCGAAGCGCTCGGATACAACGGCATCGCCTACGTGGCCGCCTCGGCCTACCAACTAGGGGAAAGCGCCGCCCTTCCGAACCATAACTTCGAGGTCAAGGGGGTCTATAGCAATTCCGTCGCCCAGGAAGACATCGGCGAGCAGGACACGATTTCAAGCGTGCCGTACACGAACGCAAACGGTGTGGCGTGCGGTGCGGGACAGGTCGTTGTCGAATACTACGCGGCCTTCATCTCGGATCAGGGTGTTACCGACATCGCCGGGAATCCACTTACCAAGGTCGCTGCGAATCCGGGGTACTACGAATATTCGTTAACTGGAGC